TCAGAGTCTGGAAGCCCTGCCGGACGTCAAAGCAGCGGTAGCCTTCCTCGACCATGCCAACCGATAGCTGTCTACTGTTCCAAGGATCAAAGCAGATTTCCTGTAGATCGAACATCTCATCTGCCCAATACAGCCGCGCCTGTAAGTCGCGATAGTCAATCACTGCGCCAGGCGAAAGCTGAATAAATCCTTGCTCGGCCCATGTGGTATAAGGCATGCCGTCGCGCCGTTCGCGTCTCAGCAGTCCCTCTTCCGGCATCCAGTAGAACGGTAGAAAGTCGAACCAATCTTCGATGACTTTGCCGTGCTCATCTTGTATGAGATCGCGAAAGACCAGCGTCAGCGCCGTAAAGTCGGTGGTCATAGAAATATCGACGCCAGCCCAACATTTGCGGCCTATGAAGCGGCGAAGCAAATCGGGATGCAGCGGCCGGATTTTGTCTTCGGGAGCCTTGGGCAGTAAGCCGCGCGCCTCGAAGTCGCCCTTGCATTCATCCCATTGTGACATCTCGATTGCGCGCTTTTCTTTCTCATCCCACAGGTTGAGGTAATAACGGCGGAAGCTGCGCTGCATTTCAGAATCAGAGAGGCTGGCCTGATACTTCTGCCGAATCTTTTCAATCTCAAGGAAGCCACCATTTTCTTTCAGGCTGGGATTGGCCTTGATCCAAGTTTTTTCGGATGTCCAGTCATCCTCTTTGTCGGCGGCATAGATGCGCCCGTAGAAATGCGGATCGGAAATTACGCCAGCGTTGACTCGTTGCGTTTTTTCATGCAAGCGCCAGGCTAAGGGCGATTCGTTCCGAACGCCGGCCGTCGTGATCGCGATGGTAAGTGTCTGCTTGCGGGTGATGCCGCCCAGCGAAAGAACGTCCCAGTTCTCCAGCTGCTTGCGCGTGCGCCATCGATGTAGCTCGTCGGCGGCTGTCACAGAAGGATTCACGCCATCGGATAGATCGCCGTCTGCTGCGACCGCAGCATAAAAGGAATCGGGATCACGCCGCTTGAGAATTCGATTCGTACCCCGGAGGACTCGCAGATTCTTTCCCAGAATCGGGCTCTGCTCCACCATCTTGCAGGCGGCACGGTAAATGTTCATGGCCTGCCGCGTCGCCGCAGCTGCACCATAGACTTGTGAACCCGGATTCGGGTCCATGATGAGCGCGAGCAGTACGATTCCCGCGACCAGCTCCGTCTTTCCTGCTTTCTTGGGGACTTCGAGATAGGCCAATTGGATTAAGCGGTTACCAAAGTCATCAAGCTGGCCGAAGATTTGTGAAACGGCATCCTCTTCCCACGGTGCCAGGATGAAAGGCTTGCCATACCATTCGTCCTGCGTGTGCTTGAGCACGCATTCAAAGAAGTTGCAGGCGATGTCTGCATGTTGCTGCGAGAAAGGCAATTCACTGTTCGCTTCTTAGGGTCGGCATCAGCAGCGGAATCTCTTCGCCCTTCTTTAGTTCGGGGAATGTTGCGCTGGAAATCAGAATCTCGATATCGTTCGGCCACGAATTGCGGATATGAACCAGTTTGGCATCAGCAGGAATTGGGTCCGCGATGACGCTGTATGCTCGCTCTGGATGAGGCCCAGCGGTAAAGAGCGAGAAAAATAGCTCGGGAGAAATCTTAAATCGCTTATATCTCATCGCTTGCAATCCTTGGCATGCTTGTAACGCTGCCTCATGGTTCGAAACTTCGCCCCACAAAATCGGCAGGCTGATTTCCCATGCCTGCGCCGCTTCAATTGACGGTTTCCTTTGGCTTGCGCTCGCGGGGTTTACTGAGCAGCGCCATTAAATCTTCGGTGCTAGTGTCGGGCTTCTCCAGTGTGAGTCGTGTCCGTGACACTGGCGACAGTCCAAACTCAGAACAGAATGCGCGAACCTGTCGCCATGCAGCATTCGAAACGGCGACGGCTGGGTGATTCTTAATCTTGGTTCCCACTCTCTGACCGTTCATATCAAAGATGGGCTGGCCGATCACGATTCCCTGAGCCGCGATCATTCCATCAGCCTGCACCGCTCGCGCATAATTCACACAAGCGCCCTCGAGCATCATGGCATCCGGTCGGCAATCCAGATGCATCGCGATCAATTCTTCCCGCCAGAACAGCCACGCATCCCGCGCCCGTCCTTCTAAATGCTCCGGACACTCGGGGAGACCTCGCGCGGCCTTCGGCTCTTTCGCAAGGCTCTGCTCCAGTTTTTTCTTACCTCTTTTACGGGGGTCGCCTTCGGCAATCTGGCGGGACAGCGGTTTGGGTTTCCTGCCTCTCAAAAAGCCTTAAAACGCAATGGTTTATAGATTTTTCGCGGCGATTGTCGATTCCCCTTGACAAATCGAGCGCTCGTTTGATATCTTCTAATCATCACGAAGCGGCAACCAGCCGCAGGAGAAAAGGAAAATGGACAATATCTGGATCGACGGCAAAGGCAAAGAGCACGCGGCATTCGCCCGTGAGGCAGCATGGCACAAACTAGGGCGAAACGGGGCGCGAGCCCCGTCTGCCAGTTCTGCTGGCACTGATGAGCCCAAAGCCGAAACCATCGGCAGGAGAGAGAAATAAATGCGAAAAGCAAAAGCAACCGGTACGCCGAAAGATTCAAACGCCACCCGTCGCAGACAGTGGAATCAGGAGAATGTAAAACGCGTTACCGACGTGTTGGTCGAGAGCGGCTATCGCTCTGGCGCGCTTTACTCGTCTGCCGGGACGGCCACAATTGAGTTCTGGATCGGTCCCGGCTCCGTTCAGGTGATAGCACTCCAACGCTACGACGACGATATGGGCTTCGAGCTATTGACTCCGATGACCACATCGAACGAAATGGATAAAGTTGTCGAGCAGTTGCGTAGCATCTGCACGGATCAAAGGAACTGCGGCCCATGCTTCCGCGAAGGTAACGGCGTCGTTTTCGATTGCACAGTACACCCGAAAGAAACCCAGCACACCCAAAGTTAGGTCGAAACCGGGCTCCGTCCCGGTCTGCCAGTTACGCTGGCACTGATGAGACCAGAGCATCCCGTCGAAACTTGGGATGCCGTCGAAAGTGCGATTACCGCAAGAGGTCGCGCCCCGACTGGATGCTCGGGCTCTCAGAAACTCGCAACCAGCGAGAGGAGAAACCAGAAATGCATAAGACTACGCCAGCCTGTCAGACGGTTTTCGTTCCAACCGATCCAGAGCACTTGCACCTTGCAGCCCATGAAGCCGGATACGGATACTCGGCGCATACGCTCTGCCTTGAGAAATGGACTCGAAGGTCCGGAGCACATTTCAACCCGAAAGACGATTGCCAAGTATGCCGCGAGAAACAAGAACTGCTGGCCGAGCTGCCCGCGCAGGACGAGCCAGCCTCGATTGTGGCTCATCGTTTCCCGGTTCACAGCATAACGCTAAACGGCTACTGTCACGACTGCGCACAAGGATTACTGGATCGCGTGCGCGACGGCTTCGAACTCTTCCTTCTGGACGGCCAGCCGTCACACTGGTTCTGCAAGTTTTGCGGAAGCAATCATGTCACGATCCGCGATGAAGAGGGATCGGTCATCTTCGAGCAGGGCGACATGTACCGCGTTAACGTATGATGTTCTGTCTACCGAGCGCTCGTTTTCTCCGCGCAAGTAGACCCTCTCGGGTGGTACCGAGGGCCGGGTAGGTAACCCCGGCACTTCAGCGAGGTCAGCATGACAAAGATCAGCGAAATCGCACACCTGCTCGGTAAAAGACGATGGAAAGGAATTCCCGAAGAGGAAATCAAGAGGCTTGTCCCCCGCAACGGCGGACGCAAGCGCATCTACCCGCAGTGTGTTCGCTACAAGGCTCACAGATTCACGAATGATCGCTGCCCTTGCGGATACCGAAGGAGAAAAACTCATGACTCAGCTTTTCCAGATTGAACCCGAAACCAGTCCCGAAGCAATCAAGGGCTGCTCTTACATCTATGCTCCCGCTGGCCAAGCTGGAGAATATTCTCCACTCGCTGCGAATCCATACCGCGGATGCGGCAATATGTGTGGCTACTGCTACGTGCCCGCAGTTCTCCGTATTACGCGCCAAGAATTCGACGCAGGAGCGGAACCGCGACCCGATTACCTCGCACATCTGACCAAAGACGCTCGCAAATATCAGGCGGCAGGCTCGACGGGCCAGGTCATGCTCTC